TTGATTTTTGAAATTATTTTAATATAAGAATCAATACTAAAATTGTTTATCATCCCATTGTTATTTAACTTTAATAATAATATATCTCCATTGAATTTATCATCTGTAAATGGAATAATATTTATATTTAAATTTATTTCATTTTTATTATATAAAACGACATACATATCATAAATAATATAGTCGGTATAATTATCAAACATGTCTAGACTAAATTTAGTCTTAGATAAATCAAATTTAATCTCATCTATTTCTCCATTTTCTTTTAAAAGAAGACCGGTCCTCATTATATAAAGAATGTATTTTATTATACGGGTTTTAACGTGTATAAATACATTCTTTGATAATAAAAAATTTACTTAAAAAAATATATTATATAAACTTATACTACCGGATGTCTATATATGAAAATAACAGGGACTGGAATAACAATATAAAAGAAAAAGTTAAAAATGCAGACAGTGAAGCTATATTTCATTTCTTCGAGGAATTAGATAAAAAATGGAATATAAATTCTTCAAACATGGGTGATATCATCAAGGGATGTTTTAATTCTTTAAATATGGATAAATTAGATACAATAGATATCGGTATATTGAAAATAGAGTTGGATAAAGCTATGTATGAAACAACTTTGGTTTTTACTAAATTTAAAAAATTGGTACCTGATTATGAACAATATTCTAACAGGTGGAATAAAATATACGAAGTTATTTTCTATGGAGAAAGACTCATCCGAGATGTGTACTTATTGCATAAAACTGGTCATCCAGAACATGATTCATTATCAAACGAAGACCCAGACATTCTATTTAAATACGCTAGATTTAAAGATGACTCTAAAAAGACAGCGTATCAATGCCTTCTATTATATATGATTGAACAGTTTGCAGAAGATGGGTTTGCAAAGTTTAATGGAAATCTATACAGACCACTAATAAAAAATGGTAATAATACTCATGCATGGGAAAAACTTTGTACTATTAAAGAGTATTTGTATCAAAAAACAGATCATAAGATAAATTTTAATCAATGGAAAAATGCAACATCAAACGCTGGAAATATAAACTCGGCTGAAAAATACTTTAATGAGTTTATGGGACCAGAACTACCAGAACTCAAAAAGGATAGACATCTTTTTGCATTCAAGAATGGTAATTACATCACCAAATATAATACGGCACCGGAAGGAGAAACTCCTTATTACGAAGACGTCTTTGTTCCTTATGGACAAAAACATCCATACATAAATAATTTTTCAGTTGCTGCAAAATACCACAATCAGGCCTTTAATAATTTTGATGACATCGGAGATTGGTTTAATATTATTGATTATTGCCCAACTTTCAAGAGTCTCTTAGATTATCAAGAACTTCCCGAAGAAGTTCAACGGTGGCTTTGTGTTTTTATGGGTAGAAAACTTTTTAAAATCGGAGATCAAGATAACTGGCAATGCCTATTGTATCTATTGGGTCAAGCTGGTACAGGTAAGAGTACAGTTCTTATGAAAATTTTACAAAAATGGTATGATGAGGAAGATGTAGGTATTATTTCAAATAACATTGATACTAAATTCGGTATCAAACCGCATGTAAATAAGTTCATGGTATTGGCACCTGAGATTTCAGAAAATTTCAAGATGGAACAAACTGATTGGCAGCTTCTCGTGGAAGGTGGAAGAAATACATATTCAGAAAAGTATAAAAATGATGAGACTATTGAGTGGACTCTACATATGACTATGGGTGGTAATAAAATCATGAGATATAAAAATAACTCGGAAAGTGTTTCTAGGAGAACGGTTGTAGTAAATTTTTGGAAAAAGGTTATAAAAACAGATACTGCCATAGATAAGAAATTGGCTAAGGAACTTCCCTTTATTATGAAATTGTGTGTTTCTGCTTATTATTGGGCTGTTAGAGAATATGGAATTAAGGGGATTTGGGATATACTCCCTAGATATTTCCATGAAAATAAAGAAGATATGGAACAAACGACCAACGCTCTTCAGAATTTTCTTAAATCTGGAAAGGTTATATTTGGAGATAAATTTTATATACCCGCGAAGGTTTTCTCTCAGGAATTTAATGAACATGTCCGAGAAAATAATCTAGCAAAGGAACAATTTACTAAGGACTATTACGGGGGTATTTTCACAAATAATGGAATTAAAGTTATTCAACAGGGAAGTAAAGAATATCCACGGGGATCGGGAATAATGCTAAAGAGAACAATGTTTTTTAAGGGAATTGATATAATTAACACCCATAACGACGAAGAAGATCCAGAATAAATTAATTTACGTTAATATTATATAATTATATTATTGTTATATGTTAAAATGGCTAAAAGTTCAACACCTGTATTAGATAGTGATGTAAAAGATATTTCATTTAACTCGTCTATTATCTATATTTCAATTATTTTATGCCTTATTGTAATAGGAGCTTATTTTATGTATAAAGTTTATAAGAAACTGCAGAAATTAAATGAAGATGTAATAATTATTACAAATAAAGGAGATGAATTAGATAGTTCTACAAAGGAAACAAGTCGGCAAATAGACTCTCTTGGAGAAAATTTTAAGAAATATTATAGAGAATTTAAAATCGTAACATCCAAAAATAATGTTCATGAAGAAATACCATTTAACAATACTAAAAACCCAGAAGTAGAAAAGTCAGAAGTTGAAAACCCAGAAGTTGAAGGTGTTGAACCCGTTACTGTGTCTACCCCTATAGTAGATTTAAATAACACCGATTAATAACATGATATACTATTAGTTAGTTTTTTAACATGTTGAAATTCTTCATAATCGACATATAAATTCCAATTTATTTTATTTAAAACTTGATTTTCAAGTGGTCCAGACCCCATTATTTCAAAATCACATATAAATTTATTAGAAAGAATTAAACATGTTTCAACTAAGTCTTTTAAATTTTTACTATCGATAACACAATTTGAATCTTTATATCTACGAAGATATATTAAAGTTAATATTATACTATCAGTTTCGAATATATTATTATCTTTAAAAAAATCGTTTATCATGAGGTATATTTTTCTAGTGTTTTTATCTTCTTTAAATGAATAGTTTAATATTTTATTTATATTCTTGATTGTTATCATAATTTTTAATATAACAATTCATTATTATTTAAAATATTTAATAAACATTTGAAAGTTTTATAATATAATTTTAAATCTGATCCCCCGGTTAAAATAATACTTCCCGGTCTAAATATAGCGACTGTTAATTTGTTTTTAGTTCCATCTTCTATTTTTAAATTTATACCTGGGTATTTACTTGGATTGTATGTATATCTTTTTATAAAAGAGTTTTCTATATCATCTAATATATTGCATAACAATTTTTGTTTTATGTTTTTTGTTATTTTAAAGTCGGAGTTTATCATACATATTCTGATATTTGTAATTTCTGATACATCTGGTGTTAAAAAGGCATTAACTTCTAATAATCTCCTGTATATTTTTCTTGCTGCATAACTAGCAGACATGACATTCAGTATACCCGCGAATTGAATATTACCATTTTTAAATATTTTTACAGATATTCTTTTCTTATCCTGATATTTAACTGTTATATATGTGTTTATACAATTATAAAAAACTTTAGATCCTCTATCGTCTATAAACTTTTCTCTATACAGATTTAAATCTATTACCGAATTAAGATTACAACATATAGTCATTGTTGAAATAGTCCACTTTTTAAGTATTTCAGTAGAATTATTACTATTATCAAAAGAGTGTATATTTTCATAATCCTCAAAAAATGTTTTAAAATTTTCATTGCATATACAACTTGTATATTTTTGTTTTGGGTCGCATATTTTACACATAATATCTCTTTATATTAGATTTCTTTATATCAGATTTCTTTATATGTGTATTTTTTAGTAATTTATATCCTATATATTAGATAATTTTCTAATTAGATAATCCTTTATCAACATAGCAAGAGAAGTCTTACTAGTTATACTTTGAATACATGCTTTTAAAACCATATCAGAGTTTTCTCTTGAATGTTTTTGTACTAAAAATTCTGCATAATAAATTATTCTAGGTAATATATTACTATATATATCAAGTGTAAAAGTTTCTATTCTATTTAACTCAGTTATTATATCATACATACAATAAGTTATTATATTTAATTCTACATCTAATTTCATTGTGGGTGATATAATAATTTTAGTTGTATTATTCCCGTAATAATATAATATTAATTTATTAATTTCAGATATTTTTTTATCTGTGATATCACTTCTAGTACAAGGATCCTTAAAAATTTCAGTTTTATTTAGATAAGTTACAAAATTATTGAAATCATAATAAAAAAAGAAATCGTTAACCTTTATAGATATAAATGGGTATGTTAATTTTTCAAACGTTATGGCACATGTATTGTTTTTCATTAAACGTTTTCTAAATTGTCTTTGAATATAACTAGTTATTTTATGATTATTTAATATATTTAATAATTGGATTTTATTAAATTTACTAACGTATTTTATTTTATTTATTTTACATAATTCCCTTATTTTTTTATATGTAAACAAAGTATTAAATTTAATTAACATAGATGTTAATTAAAATATATTATATTTTTATATTTATTAAAATGTTTAAAAGAATAAATAATAATATATTAAGAAACATGTCGTCATTTAGACTTTCTAAAAAAAAAGCGCATAGCGATTCCAGAATGTCTATAAGTGCTAAACATGAAGAGACTTTGAATAAATTAGAAAACGAAGCTAAAAATATATCAAAATATAAAAAAGAATTAAATTCATTAATCGCTAATAAATTATCTAAAAAATATGAAAACGTGGAAGAATTAGATGAAAAAATAAAAGAATTACATGAAAAAATTAGATCTATAGAAAATTGTGAAAATTTAACAGAATACTTATATAATTCCATAGAATTCGTTAAAAACATAGATGGTATTGAATATACAGAAAATAACAATACTGTTAACGACGGTATTTTTAAATATGTAACAATGGATCTAGAAAAAAAGAATGAAGATAATTATAAAATGTACATGAAAAAGTGTTTCCCAAACGAGAGTAACAATATAGAATATTCTAAAAACCAATACACTTGTAAAAATTGCGGTAACAGTACATGTCAAGATTCTGGTGCTGGAATGAATATATGTTATTCTTGCGGACTAACGGAGGTAAATTCAGTATCTATAACACCAGAGTGGAACGTATCTGAAACTCACGATTTTATTAAACCATATAGTTACAAAAGAACTAGTCATTTTAAAGAATGGATAACTCAAATACAGGGTAGAGAAGGAACTTATATACCAGATGATGTAATATCATTGATAATATCAGAAATAAAAAAAGAAAGATTAACAGATAAGAGTTTAATTACATATTATAAAATTAAAGAATTTCTTAAAAAATTAAAATTAAACAAGTATTATGAGCATATACCAAATATAATTCATCGAATAACTGGAAATAAACAACTTATTATTTCACAGGAATTAGAGAGTAAATTAATTGATATGTTCAACAAAATACAAGATCCCTTTACGAAACACTGTCCTAAGGATAGAAAAAATTTTTTAAGCTATTCTTATACACTTTATAAATTTTTTGAACTACTTGACAAAAATGAGTATCTGATTTATTTTCCTCTTTTAAAAAGTAGAGAAAAATTATTTGAACAGGAAAAAATATGGAAGTTGATATGTAAAGATTTAGACTGGGAATTTCATAATTGTATTTAATACATGGCAAGCGAAGAAGCGCCACCCTTGAATAGAGAAGTGGTCTCACCTACACATGTTACATTAACCGAGGTAGCCTTAGCATCCTTGGAGAAACTTAATACTAGTCTAATATTATCGAAACGATTAAGGGGAACCGACGAGCCACCGTAGGCACGCGAGGCGAGTGGGAAGACGTAAATAGACTTCTTAGACTGGTCCGCGTCTCTCATATTATTGGCAAATACGTTATCTAGTGAATTAGAAATTAAACCAAGAGACGAGGCGGTTGTACCATCTAGAAGCTGCGCATCAATCGTACCGGAGAACGACGACGAATTTAGCTTAAGCTCGGCTGTATCTAAACCACAACCAGGCTCACCGCTTACGGTGATGATAAAGTGCGACGCATATAGAGAGAAATGATCTAAATCGAGAGTGTAATTAGAATCTAGACCAGATTCCTGCGTCTTATTTACATTCTGTGTCATCTTTAGACGCTTGGGGATACCAGCTGGCTGAGTCTTCATCATTTCGCGCTCCTCGTTGCACATAATCATGCAACGACCGAATAGCTTACCAGGCTCGATCTGCACCTGGGAAGCAGTAGGAACAACACTCTCGTGAGCATCTGTGAAAACCTTAGATAAATCGTCTGTGAAATAAACCTTAATCTTAACAGACTGGTGAGGAGCCGCCGCCATTAAATAACCATTTTCAGTATTCTCGGTGAAACCCTGAAGTTCAGGAGCCATAGTCTTTGTGAGAAGGGGGAGACGAAGGAACATACTACGGCTCTGGGGGTTGTTCGAAGTGGCTGGAACACCCTGGAAACCACCAGCTAATGTAGATCTACCAGTATTTACTAAGGCGTCTAAGGTAAACCCAGAGCTCGCTTGGAACGCACCACCCGCCTCGTCGTCGGCACCTCTCCTGATGTAGTTATACGAGTCGTTGGAATTGCCAAGACTGGGAATAACCTGATGGGCGAACTCAGTTGCGTTACCAGTCCCGTTGAGGGAAACGGGTTCGTAGATAGCAGCAGTTCTACCTGCCGTATCTAATTCAACGCCGTTAGTATTGACAAAACCGTTGGCCTGGGTACCAAACTTCTTAAATACACCCTCACCCATCTCAGTGCAGTTACAGGCTAGAATGTCATCATTCTCTAATGTCTGCCAAATCTGAGTACCAACTTGGAATTCTACGCGCTCAATAATCGAGGCAAGACCAAAATTATTAAATGTAAAACCGTCAAGGAGGTTCGTGTTTTGGTTACCGAGGGCATCGGAACCGAAACCAGTCTTAGATGTAGTAGGGGCGGCGGTACATTTTACACCAACCTGAATATATAAATCACCTAGGGCATCAATATCGTTATTTACTGTAAAAATCTGATTGCCACCCCAGCTAGTGGTACCGGAAACGCCACTCGTTGGGATCTCCATTATAGAAGACCCATATAGAAGCTGACGTGTAGTGTCATTCTTGTTATAGAACAGGGACATTACATCACTGTCGTTTGCGGTGACTTTATTTGTAACAGCAAGACCCTGGGTCCCACTTCCATTATACGAAGCATGAGCAGCTACAGCTCCAGACATTTTTATTTAATATACGAATATATTTTTTTTTTAAATTAAATTCGTATATTAATTTTATTGGATGTTTAACTCTTAAATATGTATTTAATACATCGCTAGAGAGGCAGCACCAGCTTTGTATAGAGCTGTTGTTTCACCCACACAGGTTACATCAATTACTCCAATTGGACCACCAAGTGCAGTGGATGGTATTACATTACATGGTGTAACCTTAAGTCTAATATTATCGAAACGATTAAGGGGAACCGACGAGCCACCGTAGGCACGCGAGGCGAGTGGGAAGACATATGTCTTTACGTCATAAGAATCATAGTTCTTTGGCCCAATGCAGAAACTATTATTGTATAGACCAAGAGCAGAAGTAGATGGACTTGTTAACATGCCAGTTGGGATAACACCCGAGAAAGACGAAGAATTTAATAGAAGCTCTACATTCTCAATGTCAATAGATGTAGTAATAATTAGGTGTGAAGCATATAGAGAGAAATGATCTAAATTAATTGTGCTGGTTCCATTCTTTAAGTCCTGCTGAACATTCTGTGTCATCTTAATGCGCTTAGGAATACCCTGTGGCTGAGCTTTCATCTGCTCTCTCTCCTCGTTGCACATAATCATATGCTGAGCATATAACTTTACATCTAATTCGCTGAAAGTTGCACTCGGGGGAACAACAGGTCTTCCGTTACTGGCTATAAGCTGATTATAGTGATCAAGTTTAACTTGAAGAACCGCCGCGGAGGCTAAGTCGGATGCCCCACCCGCGGCTGTGAAGGTGCTGATGGCTGTCTGGAGTGTTCCAGCGGTGATCGCGCTATTAGCGATGTCAACAAGGTCGGGCTGATCACGAAGACCGGCATCAGTTCTAGCCTTCCACTTAGAAGTTAAGTCGGATTCATGGGCGTAATAAAGCTTAATCTTGACAGTCTGGTGTGGGGCCGCCGCCATTAGGTAACCGTCCTCGACCTGATCGGAGAACTTCTGTAGTTCGGGTCCAAGGGTCTTGGTAAGAATTGGTAAATGAAGATAGCACGTGTAAGTACCACTCTCCTCGATCTTACCCGGGGTATTCTGCTTAGAATAAGGTACGGGGATACCACCCTCCTTGAGGAAACCATTAGCCTGTGAAGCCATTCTCTCATACTGACCCTCGCCTAACTCAGTCTTATTTATAGCTAAGATGTCTTTATTTTCAAGAGTCTGCCATACCTGAGTACCTACCTGAAACTCAACCCTGTTGATGATTTTAGCTAAAAAGTAAGGATCGAGGTAACGACCAGTGGAAGTATCGACCTTTACGCTTAAAGCAACGTATATATCACCTAAGCAATCTATGTCGTTATTAACGGTAAAAACCTGACTACCGCCGAAAGACGCAGAACCGCCTGTACCAGACGAAGCGATCTCAATTGTAGACGAACCGTATAGAAGCTGACGAGTGGTATCGTTTTTATTCCAAAATACAGACATTACATCGCCATCTGGGGAGGTTATTTTATTTGTAACAGCAAGACCCTGGGTCCCACTTCCATTATACGAAGCATGAGCAGCTACAGCTCCAGACATTTTTATTTAATATACGAATATATTTTTTTTTTAAATTAAATTCGTATATTAATTTTATTCAATAGGTTTAAAGTAAAGACAATTTAATACATAGCTAGAGAAGCAGCGCCACCCTTGTAAAGACCTGTTGTTTCACCTACACATGTTACGTTAATTGTACCCTGTTCAATTGTGTGACCAGAGGCTGTAATGTCGGGGTGATTAAATGTAAGACTTAGACGAATGTTATCGAAACGGTTAAGGGGGACAGACGAGCCACCAAAGGATCTCGCAGCAAGTGGAAATACATAATAACCCATACCCGAGTCTAGATGCTGCTTATCAATGGTAAAATCGTTAGCGTATAAACCGAGTGATTTATTTGTAATACCCTTTAGTAGCTGACCATCTAAAAGACCAGAATACGAAGACGAATTGAGTTTGAGCTCAGCATATTTCAATGTTGGAGAAGACTTCTGATTCTCACCGCCACGACCTGGGAAATCAGCGCTAATTATAAGATGCGACGCGTAAAGAGAAAAGTGATCTAAATCGACTATAACAGGCTGATCTGGGTATATTTTGCTTGGGAAAAGTGTATTAACATTCTGGGTCATTTTGAGGCGCTTGGGAATACCATTTGGCATATTCTTCATCTGCTCACGTTCTTCGTTACACATTATCATATGCTGAGCATACAATTTGGTAGCGAGAGTGGCATTTGGCGCCCAGTCGTGAGCAGCATTAGAAACGTATGTACCCTTTCCAGTTATATTACCATTTACATCGACTACGTCACCGGTGTAGGAAGGGTAAGCCCTAACCTTCTGAGTGGTGTCCCAGATATCACCAAAGTTGGCATAATGAACCTTAATCTTAACGTTCTGATGGGGAGCCGCCGCCATTAAGTAACCATCCTCGGAATTCTGTGTGAAATTCTCTAACTGAGGACCAAGACTCTTTGTAAGCATTGGTAGAGGGATGAAAGCCTGATACTTCTTACCAGGAGTCCACTCCTGTTCTCCGGCGGCCTCACGAGAACCATCGCCCTTAACATAACCGGTAGTCTGAAGGCCTAGACGGTTATACGAGCTCTCTGGAATTTCAGTTGCGTTGATGGATAGTAAATCATTGTACTCTAATGTCTGCCAGATCTGTGTACCAACCTGAAATTCAATTCTCTTAACAATCTTAGCGAGGGGGAATTTAACCTTAGACTTAAGTGTCGAACCACCCCAACCACCAGTGGGGGTCATTGTCAACGGTGTGCCCGCCGTCGGCGTGTTGATGTTTCCCTGCACCTGACCCGATAAAGGAAGAATCGCATTATCTGGAACCTCACGGAATGCGGCAGACCAGTGGGGGAGGTCATCGGTATTCCAGGCTGATCCAATATCAGCTACAGGAGGGAGTGTGGTTAAATCAGTTCTTGCCGCCCCCGACCCATTTGTATGGCCTAAGAGCTGCTGATACCAATGGAAAGACTTTACAGCATCATCAATTGTCATGTGAATACCACCCTCTGGTCTACCAACATCTTCGGGATGAACCATCGCTAGCTTCGGTACAGTCCAGGCCGTATTCCCAGCCCACTCCGCGAACCCCCAAACCAAATAAGTTTTATCGTTGTAATATTTTACCATCTCACTAAGATCATCTATGCTAAAACCAAGAATCTGCATTTTGTCATCACCAACCCAAGCCCAACCATTTGGTGGCGTAGTTTGAAAAGTTCCTGCAGCACCTGTGTTGACCGCATGACTCTCTCCTGGGGACAACTTTTTGAAATAACCGGTGGGGTCAGTAGCGAGAGAGCTACCCGTGGTCCCAAACGCGGCTACGATCGCGTTCCTGAGTGATAAATTAGTGGTCGCGTGGGAGAGGTCAGTGCGATTGGCGCCGCCAGGTCCAGTGCCTACCCCGACTATACTGCCATTGCTGTTATAGTCGACATCAGTGATGAGATTGGTGCCGGCACCCTGGGTCTGTGTAGGCCACGTTAAACCAGCCGCGACCGCTTCCTTAGCCATTAAGCTTGTGTTATTAGTCGCACCATCGTTCTGGATATAGTAGAAGCCACCGGCGGTGGCAGTAAGAGAGGTCTTAGGTGCCTGTGGGATGGTATCAGTTGGTGTATTCAAATCAACAGTAACGGATAAATACATATCACCTAAACAATCGATGTCGTTATTAACAGTAAAAATCTGGCTACCACCCCACGAGGCGTTTTTGCCAGAACCCGAAGTTGGAACCTCTAGTGTAGACGAACCGTATAGAAGCTGACGAGTTGTGTCAGTCTCGTTCCAGAAAACCGATACAACATCACCCTGGTTGGCGTCACTTATTTTATTTGTAACAGCAAGACCCTGGGTCCCACTTCCATTATACGAAGCATGAGCAGCTACAGCTCCAGACATTTTTATTTAATATACGAATATATTTTTTTTTTAAATTAAATTCGTATATTAATTTTATTGACTGTTTATTATTAAAACCATTAGTATAACTTTATAGTTGACACTCCATCCTTATACGTTACTAACATTTCTCCTCTACATGTTACGTTAATATTAGCCATTTCTGAAATTTCAATTCCAAATTCATTTAAATTAGGCGATGTATATATTAGTTCTAGTCTTATGTTATCAAAACGATCTAGAGGGATAGAAGAACCCCCAAATGCTCTTGAAGCTAAAGGAAAAACATAATATTCATTACCGGCTGCTGTATCTAGATTGTCTATGTTAAACTCATTTGAGTATAATCCCAAAGATTTATTTGTAATACCTTTAAGTATAGAAGCATTCATTATACCAGAAAACGATTCTGAATTTAAAAATAATTCTGCACTTTTTAATACTGGAATTTTTGTTTTATCAGAAAAACTTGGGAAATTAGAAGTTATTATAAGATGAGATGAATACAAACTAAAACTATCAAGATCTATTATTATTTTAGTATCGGGATATAATTCTCGTGGGAATATTTTATTTACATTTTGAGATGTCTTAACTCTTTTCGGTATAATAGTATCTTTTTCCATCGCCATAATTATGTTTTTCCCAAATAAATTACCAGTGCGTATAGTATTTCGTTTCCACGGTGTAGATGTACTTATTATATTTTTACCAAACCTTCCCCGATTATTTTTAAAATATTCTTTTTCTTCCTTTGCCATAATGAAGTGTTTCCCAAATAACTTACTGGTTAATATAGCATTTGGTTTCCATGGTATGGGTGCATTTGTTATATATTGACCAAAACCTCTCTGTTTATTTTCAAGGTTATAAATAGGAGCTGTAAAACCCTTTGTTGCAAATACTTCGTTTACATCCCAAATATCTTCAAAATTAGAATAAAAAACTCTAACTTTAACTTCTTGATCTTTTGCCAAAAAAGATAAGTAACCATCCTCTGTATTTTGGGTAAAATTTTCTAATTGACCTCCAATTGTTTTAGTTAAAACAGGGAGAGGAATTACAGCCTGATATGATTTACCAGGTATCCAATTATCAATTTTTGTAGATTCTCTAGTACCATCTGATCTTAAAAATCCGTGTGATTGAAGACCTAAACGTCTATAAGAGCTTTCGGGTAACTCGGTTGCGTTGATAGCTAAAATATCATCATGTTCTAGTATTTGCCATATTTGTGTACCTACAGTAAATTCTATTCGTTTTATTATTTTAGAAAGGGGGAAATTAACTTTACTTTTTAAATCTGAACTTGCCCACCGTGGATTATCATATTCTTCAAGCTCAGGAGGTAATATAGCTCCTTCGGGAACTTCTTTAAACTGTTTCTTCCAGTTAATAGGTTCACCTATATCTGGTAAATTAGAAAAATCTGTTATATCATAATTAGATCTTTTTTGAGCCTGGTTTATTAAATCGAATACATCTAATGCTTTTGCGAATTTATTTCCGGGTTTTTTCTTAGGTCCGGGTGTTGGTGCTGCTGTAGCAGTATACGTAAATGTATTGGCTATATCAGAAGCACCGCTTATAACTTCACTTCCGTCTACTGTTTGAACCCCAGTTTCTGGTGCTCCTATAGAAATTGTATTACCATCCCCTGAGATAGAAACGGACGAGCCAAATCTATATCCACTATCCTGTCCACTTCCTATGTAATCTATAACCGTTTTTATTGTAGTAATTCCTTCTACGTAAGGGGAATGAGGTAATAAATCCCCGTTAGAATCAGTTCTTGTATAAGGTATCTCATTCCCGGTAAGTTGAGTGAGAATTGTAGTTGAATAATCTGATTTATTGTGTTTATCGTCTTTAGATATTCTATTTTTAAGAGTGTATGTATTATCAGGGTTTTTATCATAAACTAATACTTCGCCACGGGGAACTATATATTCGTCTACTCCATTAAACGTTCTATAGAAATCACTTGAATTTTTAGCCGTTCTTTCAAGAATAGTTACTAGGCCATCCATACGATCGTTTTGCGAGGAATAATAATAAAGGGTTGGTGTGTCATCAGATACTTCTATAGTTGTAATATTATTCTCTAGATCTATAGTTACCCCTTTAGTATATTCTACGCCAGAATTATGTATCCCGTTAGGTGTTGTCGAAAATCTAATAATGGGATCTGGACGGATAGGTTGTGTTTCAGATTCTTGATAAAAATGGTATGCAATGTCCCAATTAAATTCATATTCATAAATACCTGGTTCATAAATCTTTTTATATAATTTCCAGGGATCTGCGGGCGTTCCCGGGATGCCGCCGCTAAGTACAAGATCTTCGTCTTGACCCAAAAATTGCCAAGAACTTAAGTCAATATTGCGCGACTCCAAGTTGGAGCCCATGCCAGACAAGGAATCTTTAGTAACAAGATAAACTATAGTTCTTTTAGTGAATTCACCGGTTATAAACCATGCCCACTGCACATGACTCCGAAAAAATACTACATCTTTTTCACTCGAAAAATCCATGCCAGCCGCTTCTAACTTAGCCACGTCAAAATAATTACTTTGAGGCCCTGGCCCCATGGTATAATATTGTGAGAACTGGTGATTAGAATCAAATACATCATCCGATGTTATAACAAGAGGCCATGTAGAATTAAAGCCTGGAAGGTTGGGAGGGTAATCTTGCACTTGCACGTGACCCTGAACAATAGTTGAATGATACTCTTGCCACCCCCAGGTAGAGGAAGGGACGGTGCTAGGGTAATGAATCTTTAAAGTAACTTTAAATTCAGGTTGTTGTATAAAAGATTTCCCTTTGAACTTATAAGTGTTTAATTTTACTAATTCGAGGTTAGGTTGAATTTTATCATTTATCTCATAAGAATAATTAATAAAAGGTGTGCCACTAATAGGATTTATTAAATTTGAACTCATTACATCTACATTATATTCAACGGTTTTAGGTCCAGAATCTTCAGGTATATTCATCGGTGCCCCGATTACTAGACGACTACCGTCTGAGTTTAAATCTAGAGAGTATTTCATTCGGGGATATTTCCAATGATTGTATATAAAATCTAAAGGACTTCCAAAAACTGGAGTTTCAGAACCTACTATAGGATCTCCTATTACCGATCTGTGTCTAAAACCCGTATCGTGATATCCAGAAGGATATATTGTATCTCCTATTTGTGTCCAAGATCCATCAACTATAGTATGGATTGTAATAGCGGGTTCTCCTACTCCCCTGTTTATATCATTTAGTCCGTCGTTTATAAAAGAATCGTATACATTATAATTGTCTTCTGGAATAGGTTCTACCCATGGAACAGCTCTTTGAAATGTGATTCTATTTCCCATATTAGCTTGATTTTTACAGTAGTAATAAAGTGTTGGCATTGATTTTGCAGCACGGATAACAGTATGACCAAAACCGGGGACAGCTTGAAAAATGTTAAATATGGGATCAGGTCCGCTATATATTCCACCTTTACTATCGGGTTGAACATTAGTTCCATCAACTGGAATATAATCAACCCCTCCATTATGAATACCATCTGGTGTAGTAGAAAAACTCAAAGGATATTCGTTTGGCCAAGTAAAAACATATAAATTTCCGTGGATAAAGTTTAATTTTGGATATAATTGATCATTTAAATAAAACACACCACCCTGTATGAGGCCACTGGTTTCGGGGTAAACTGTAATAAAATAAGACCCGGGTCTTGACCCCGCTCCCAGGTGATTATAAACTCCTTTAAATACACGAGCCTCTCCATCAGGATTTTTTAAAGGAAGCCCGGCTGCAATAGTAAGTCCATCTGCACTAATAGATAAAGTATTATGACTTGAGAGACTCGTGGGTGCCGAGGGTTCGAGATTAGCCACTGCAATCATATCTTGAGGGTCGCCAGCTATATAATTAGTGGGGACGGGCGACGCGGGGCCATGAGGGCCTTTAATTAATTCGCTATTATACTGATTACCATCCCATAAATATGTTCTTATACTACCGGTATTTGGATAATTACTACTAAGAGAACTTAAATAATGAACACCCCCGAAAGAAAGAATATTACCATCATTGTTCAACGCAACTGATCTACCAATAACTTCGCCAGTACCACCAGTGTCGAGTTCGCCGCCTATAAATTGTTGACGCACGGAATAATGGGCGGAGCCAGAAGGTTCTGAGTATTCCATGTCGACCCCAGTTACATAAGGAAGTTCGAAGACTATGACCGTACCACGATCAGTCACTCCGCTACTATCATAAGTAGAATTTCCTACCGCCGCTATAAGCCCATCTGCACTTATTGACACACTATCATTATGTGATATATACGTTGAAGAAAGTCGTCCCAACGAGAAAACCCGTGCCCACACACCATCAAGTCCTCCATCATATTGCCAAACTTCGGGTGAAGCCCCTCCACATCCAATAATTACCCTATCGCCAGATTCATCCATATCCACAGTCATCCCCATAAGATTGTTAGCGCCACCTGAGCCCGACCAGGGGCTGTACCATCCAGGGTCGATGGGTCTTGTGGGGTTGTAAAACAAGATCTTCCACTCACCTGCATTGCCATTTTTGGTGGGGTCCCCAATAACAATACGATCACCAACGCCATTCATAGATATAGAGGCTGGAGTGAAACCCGTTAATGAACCATAAGGATCAGGGCCTATAATGTCCAACGTCCAGTAGCCCTGCCCAGGTGTGCTACCCTCGTGGAAATTAGATTCATATACACGAACACCATCAATTGAACCTACAGCAAATCTTGTTCCATCATAATTTATCGCTACGCAAGAACCACAAAGACTACCCGGTGCGTCGCCATGCACGTACGCGGGGAGGAGCTGCCATGAACCAACACCATTGGTTATAACCCAATCATATATATATGCATTACCCCATTGGTCGCCGTTGTCGCCGTGCTCGCCGCCGCCGATGGTCACGGGAGCTCCAATAATAACCCTCGTCCCACGCCCACTTAAGGCAATAGATGAACCAAGATTACCATTAGCATAATTCCACCCGTAAGGATCGCCAGTGGGTGGGGTTATATTAGAACCCACTTGAGAATAAACTACCTCGCGAGTCTGCTCGTCAGCCTCGAGCTCCATCTCGATAGGTTTCCCATTTTCTAGTCTACGAGTTTCTTCCCACGCCCATTTTGGGTATAAATTAGGTCTTTTTGAGTATACAGCTACAGTATTACCATCTGAACTCATTGTCATATCAATAGCCTCGTGACCAGCTGGAACATTAAGTCCAGAATACATATCCCCAGACGAATGTGCCATATATACCCAATTTCCTTCTGAATTCTTTTCTATAACTCTCACTTCACAATTTGCAGGGGTTGGCCAGGTTGGCATGTTTGTTATTTGTCCTCCGATGCTATTCAACCCCAAAGCCCCCGGGGCTGGACTATAAGTTTCTAAAGGTAAACTTCTTCTATCAACGGGGGTTGGCGCATCTGTTATATACACTATTCTATTACCATCTGAACTCATTTTAACACATTTTGCCGCCCATCTTTCTGGCTCCCCTGGTATGTATGTATTTCTTATGTATAAATTTATTATTTCAGGTAATTTAAAGTCTAAGTTTTGAAGATGAGAATGTTGAGGATGACTTGGGTCCCATATTCCGAGCTGAAATTCACTCATTCTATTAAATGGATAGTTTGGATTAACATTCATAGCATGTACATCAGTCTTTGCTGGCCAGGTATCAGGGTTGTTGGCGTCCATCTCGTCCTCCATATTTCGCCCATAATAACCCCAATTTGCCCTTCCTCTGGATATTTCTCCATAACCAGGCGGCGTCTCATTGGGACTCAGATCCTCGTTAGCGTATAAAGGTATTATTGTATCAAGAAGTACATCCGCCATGGCCGTGCCATGAATAACGTCACCACCATGAGGTGGTACATAACCCACGTCCTTTGCTATACCGCCTGCCATCGGGCTATAGAGCCATTGGTAGACACCGACGCCTGTCAAGCCGCGCTGGCCTGGGAGGCCGAGCGCACTCGCGATAGCCTGTAATGGATAGTCATGGATTTTTCCGGTGTAGCCGGGGCTCCCCCACCCACCCACGCCGGCATTGCGAAATGCCACCCAATGCTCTTTAAGAGCCTCGTCTAAATTTAATATTTTTCTGTATATGTATTGATGCCAAATATCTTTATCTCCTCGTCCAAAAAGTCCTGAATCTTTTATATAATCTACCTTATGATTTACCCATCCATTTATTCTATCCGATTCATTATATCCTATTCCTCCTATATTATCTTTATTAGGTCCGTGATTTGTAGGATCCCAGTATCTAATCCAAACATTACATGGGTGTGGTTTATATGCTTCTGAACCTCCGCCTGGAAATACAGCCTCTTTAAAATATGCATAATGGTTGAATGGAATAGTCGATTCAGGAAAAGTTGTACCGGAGTCATTTGTTTGATTTTCAGTATTTATAGTATTTCTTGGTATGTCAAAATTTTCCTTATGTGAAAGACTTGGTTCATAAGGATTACTTGGTTTAATACCGTTGTCTTTAAAACTAATAGAATTCATATACCCTGAATTAGAAGCTTTTATACCACGTGGAATGTCCTCAGTCACCTCCGTATTACTATAGTTGGGGTCCAAGTTAAAAAAATCTCCCAAATTTGTCGCTTCCGGGGATTGTAAAATTCTATGACCAATTCTAGGTCTCATTCTAATAAAATCAGAAAAAGGAACTGTTTTAGAATCTAAAATTCTTTCCAATGATGCCCTTGCCCAAGATTTAGAAAGACTATGTGTTTTTAACCCTCCTTCGCGATTTACATCGTAATTACTATCCCAACGATGTCTTCTTCCAAATTCAGAAATAAACCATGCCCATTTCCATTTATGAACATTTTGAGGGTTTTCTTCTGTAATAGGGGATTGCTGCCAAAATCGCCCGTCGATCACCATGCCGGGGTTCGTGAGGCTATGGTGGTTATCATAATCTACGACATATTCATCAATATTATCATAATCTCCTGGAAGAAATTTATCCCAATCTTCACTTCCTCCCAACTTCCATTTTTCATAATCTATCATTTCAATAGGTGCACAAGCGTGGCTGTTATTTATTGTATTCCCAGCTAAAGCTCTTAAGTCTAAAGAAGCTAAAGAATTTCCATCACCTGATAATGATACATCCCAAGCACCAGGAATTCCTTTGTAATCCATATCGGCTCTACTGTATCTACCCACATAACCTTCATTAATAAATTTCCACCCATCGGTTTCTGTATAATCAAATGTACCACTCCATCCATTATATGGAGCCCCTGAATTTTTATTAGACTCGGCTACTACTATACGAGTACCATCGGCGTTTATACTAATGTATTTATTATTTGTAAAACCGTGGAGTCCACCTTGTGTAAAACCAGCAAAATTAGTAGACTCTGCATTGAGAT